GGCTGTCATTACTACGCTTGCAGTATTCTCTGCATTCGCTTGGGCCCTCGCGCCCGCGCTTAGGAAGCTGTCCAATCGACTCGTCGATCGTGTGACGCGTCCTACATCTACTCGCTCTCACTACGATGTTTCGTACAAGTCCAATGGTGCACCTAACCATATGGTGATGTCGGATCTCGAGGTCGAGGAAGCGGTGGAGGAGACCGTTCGTTCGGTCACTTCAGACGTCATGACTCCGATCAGTGAAGAGGCGATGGAAGAGTTGAGGAGTAACGCTCGGAAGTCCATTTCGCAGCGTGAACGCGAGCTCAATGAGAGGATCGATGCCGAAGTTCTTCGGCGTCAGCAGATCCGCCAGGCTAGTGTCCCGATCGAGCAGCGTAGGCCTTGGGCCCCGCAACTTGGTCGTTGGACCCACGCTAAGACCTGGATGGAGAAGGTTCGTGCGTTCTGCACGGAGCCTTGGCTGTCCCTGCAAAACATGGTGTTCAGTTTGGCTGTCTACATGTTTGGCATCACGGACCCCCTTTGGGATCTGTTTGCATTTGTCTTCGTCATCGGTGCTGTGATCGTATTCGCGGTCATTGCCGACCGACGCTCGAAGAAGGAAAGCGGTGCTCCGCGGTCGAAGGGTTCTCTCCTTCGTTCAGGTCTGCAGGTTGGCGCTCTCAGTGCCGGCCTTTGTGAGCTCGGTTCGAACTGGGTGCCATCATCCATTGGACCGATTGTCACAATTTCCAACGTTCTTTCCGACGCGATCAGCGTCTGGAGCGATCCCCTCCCCTCTGACTTGAAGAGTCAGAAGGGAAAGGGGCGCGTCCCCGATCACCCCAACGACCATCCCATCTACTCGTCTGAAGAGGCGGCAGGTGATGCTGGTCCTGATGGACCAGAATGGGTCACCAGCTCGAGTCCCTTTGTCAAGAAGATTTACGCCGAAAATGAATTGTCCGAGGCGGACAAGGACTCGTGGCTCGATATGGCCTGGCTCGTTTTGCGTCTTAAGAAGACAGGAAAAGTCCTGCTTCATTCCCGTCTGGTGTTGTACGTCCTTGCTGTGTCTATTGGCATGGGTCTGTACTTCACTTTCCGGGGCTTCAAGTCCGTCTGTACCGCCGCCAACAATCTGAGGCTTCATTTGCTCAAGTTGCTGCCGGAGAAGTCGGGCCAGATCATGCCCCTTGAGAGTGCTGCCGGAACCCCTGCAGTTACCTCTGTTGAGGTCAAGACGGAGTCTGCTCCCGTGCTTGTTTTAACTAAGGCGACTGAGGAAGTTCAGGCATCATTGGAAGAGAGCGTCGTCGCAACGGTCAATGTTGCTGAGACCCAGCCAGTTAAGGAGATCGTTCCTGCTGTTCTTGAGGTCAAGGCTGCTGAAGAAGTTGTGACGCCGCCTCCGAGCGTCGATCTCGCAGTGGAGCTAACTGGCGAGAAGGAAGCCGCTTCCCTCGTCAGCGAAAACGACCAGGTTGAAACCTGTGATCGCTTGCCTACTGCTGTTCCTTCTGAGGACGTCCTTGTTGAGACCACGACAACAGTTCAGACTGAAGTGGTCGTCACCGAGCGTTCCGTGCTCTCCTATGTTGTTCGCAACGCGCAAGGCCTGAAGGCTCAGGCTGCGCTTGAAGGCGGAAACAAGAAGGGCAAGACCAAGCATGGTCGTGGAGTCAAGCATCGCCTGGCGGCCGGTCAGCGGCGTCCCGTAAAGAAGTATGCTACGTACACAGTTTACGAACCCCAGCTTGATTCCTTCGTCGAAATGTGGGATGTTGGAGAGGATGAGCCTGTTAACGTGGGTCTCCTTCTCGCGAACGGAGGCGTGCTGGACCCTGGATCATATGAGTTCACGTACGCTGATGGCCATAGTGACCGGCTCATTGTCACTGGTCCTGATCACTATGATGACTACGATGAGACTGATTCTGCGTTCTATGCAGGAGCAGATGAGGGTGATCATTACGACCCCTCAAGCGAGAGATTTGAAGAAGTCCCGCATCGTCGTAACAAGCGTGAAGCAGCTGTCCCCCAAAACGCTTCGACCCAGATCATTGAAGCCCAGCGTCGCAAGGAGCAATCAGCTCGCGACAAGGCGCTCGCTCAGGCAGCAAAGGACCTGAAGGCACGGGAGTCCAAGATCGAGAAATCTGAGAAGGTTGCTCGTAACGTTCCGGCCTCCAAGACCAAGGCTGTCGTCCCGTCTCGTCCGTCTAAGACGAAGCTCGCTGAGCAGGCCACAAAGCCTACCGCGTCGTCGAAGCCGGCATCCGTTGAACAGACCACAAAGCCTGTTGCGAAGAAGGTCACTGTCGTCGAGCCGAAGGAGGTTGCCTCCCCTGGCCCGGAGGCAGTTGATGAGAAGCCATCTGCTGCCGCGGCTTGCTACCTTGCCGCGGCGAAGAGGGCGGCCGCCCATTCGGCGCAGGGGAATATCGTCGGAGTGCTCCCCAGCCACTGTGAAGTGTTGAGTCCCAACCCGACAAAGTTTGAGGCCTTGATCAAGAACTCAGAGTACATTTGCTACAACGACCAAGCTCGGTTCGTGGGCCATGTGTATTCGAAGGGCGAGCACATTGCCTTTGTCCTTTCTACCTGGCAAGGTATTTGGATGAACAAGCATGTTGCCGAGGATCATGTGATTTCGCATATCCAGTTCAGCTCCCATGTGATCAATTGGTGTGACATGAAGTTGCTTCATAGCACCAAGGCGACCGGCCACACCGACTTCGTTATCTACGAGTCGAAGGATTATCTCGAGAGAATGCCGAAGCGGCACTTCGAGGTTCCTATGCCAGGCATGCTCGGTGCTGTCTGGGGTCTGGCCGGCCTTGGGGCGCTCTCGCCCCACTCAGGACCTGATGGACAGGGTGTTCGCATCGCTGTCTCAACGAAGCCAGGCGATTGTGGTCGTGTCTACTTGAACACCAGCTCGAAAATCGTCGGTTTCCACTATTCTGCCGGTGGCAGTGCTGGTAACGAAGGCATTGCTGTCTCAGAGAAGATCCTCTCTCTGAGCCCGAATCGGTCGAAGTCGGGAAACTAGGCAAGCCCCTGTCACCGCTGACTTTCGCGGCTGAGCAGGGGCCTGCTTTGGCTCATGATCTGCTCTTTGACAAGTTCCGTGTTGAAGGCCGAGGACCACGTCAACCGCTGGGTAAAAATCATCTTCATCCAACTCCGATCATCGAGGAGGTGGGCCCAGTAGACTATGGACCTGCGGCCATGACGCAGAACGCTCTTGTCCAGTCTATGCGTAAGTATGAGACGACCGTTCGGCATTATACCGAAGACCAGCTGGAGTTCATGTTCCAGTATGGTATGCATCGGATAGTGCCGTATTGGAGAGGCACTGAGATGACGTCATATGAGGACGCTTGCAAGAATTGCAATCCTCATACCAGCCCGGGGCTCGACTGCCCAGGTTGTGCGACAAAGGCTGACGCTTTTCAGAAGTACAGTGTTGAACTGGAGGCTGATGTTCACAGCATGCTTTCAGGTCAGCTTGTACCGCAGTACTTCAAAGGCTCTCTCAAAACGGAGCTTCGTCCGTCCGAGAAGGTCGAAATGGAACACACTCGTATGTTCATGTGTGGACCGCTCCGCCACCTTTTGGCCTCCACGATGCTTTTTCGCTCTCAGAATAAGGCGCTCGAAGAGGCAATTGGTACGCACCCGCTCACTCTCGGGATAACAGTTCCTGGTCCGCAATTCACCAACGCTATCACTTCTCTTGGTGAGTTCAAGGACTGTTACGACGCAGACGGCTCAGCTTATGACATTTCATTCAATGTTGGTATTGCTCGTGTCATTTGCGCTCTGCGCTGCTCTGTTCTCAAGAGCAGGTCGCACAGGAAGTGCGCTCGCAATTTGTACAGGCAAGTGTACTGTGGCGTTGTTCTCGTCAATGGCGTTTACTACTTGATCCGTGGTAATAAGTCAGGTTGGTTTTTGACCGGCGCGGACAATGGTCTCCAGCTTTGGTTGGCTATCGCTGAAGCGGTTCATACGCTTTACGGTGTTGATATGGAGTCGGTTCTGAGGCTTCTTATCAACGGAGATGACTTAGCGTACAGCACGTGTTGTGGACTCACTGTCACAAAACTCCAGGCTTACCTTGCTCAATACGGGATCCATATCTCGTTTGATAGGTCGGAAGCGCGGAGTCCCTTTGGCATCGTGTTTCTTTCACATCAGCTGCGACCTCGCTATGTTCCGCATCTGAAGGCTACGTTCATGGTGGCTGCTGGCAACAGGAGCAAGCTCCGCGCCAGCATGGCTTACTACAAGACTTCAGAGTTCCTCACTCATGCAGAAAGTCTGATGTTCCATTTGGTGGGCATCCGGATTTGTCTGTGGCCGTGGCCCCTTGACTTTGAGGAGATCACGGAGTACATCGATCAGTTGTGCGTACAGCTCAGACGCACCGGTCAATTCACGGAGTCCATTCGTGTGATTGTCGGTAGTATGCACACGGAAGCGGCTATTGCAAGACTTCACCTGCAGCACGAATCGCACGCCCCAGGTAGTGCCTTTTTTCGCTCCCTGGCGCGTTTTTCCTCCGGTGCGCAAACAGAACTGGCCGGAGAAAGTAGCGTGACGTGATCGTCATGAATGCAAGTTCCACACGCAAGCAAGCAATCCCTGCCGCAGAGCGCCGCCGCCGTGCCGAGCAGTCGGCGCGTGATCGTGCGGCCAACCCCCG